TTTACTACCGATACTAGAACCACAACCTGTCCTAACAGCACTAAACATATGATTACCATTTTTTTAAAAAATTCTTTTCCATCATGTCAATTTTAAATCTTTACGTTTACTACCGATACTAGAACCTCTGTGAAAACCAATAATTTGAGTAGCCAATCCAGTAACTGTAGAATATAAACCCCATATACCATCTGAAACACTTGTTCCTCTAAAAGCGTTAAAAGCAATATAGAAAGTAGCTCCTATCCAAGTAAGCACAATAGATAAATCTAAAAAGTAAGGGACTATCTTAGCTAATGAAGTAGAATCAGGGTCATTTTGAATAGATGCGTTGTATTTACGAGCAGAATCCATTTCTAACTGTTGTGTTTTTACTAACTCAGTTTCAAAGTCTTGACTCGCTAGTTCTAATTCAAGTTTTAACTCTCTAGCTCTAATTCTTTCAGCTTCTGTTAAAGCTTGATTTTCCATTTTACCTTCTAATAAATTTTTAACAGTACTTATTACTGTACCTGCGGGTGTCCCTTGTAATAAACCTTCACCAATAGTAGTAATGTCTCCAAAAGTATTTCCTATTTTTTGTAAGAAACTACCAAATTTTGTTTTTTCATTATGCATAATTTACGAGATTGCAAGGATTAGTATTTTTAAAAATCAACACTATAAATCATTGAAGATGAATAATATTTTGAAATATCAAAAACAGATGATGGTTGGGATTCTGCTTTTATAATTACCTCAATAAACATTACAAATTCTTCTTCGGTGATTTCATTTATTTTTAAAAGTCTTGTTAAAATAGGAAGTAGCTCAGACATACTTAAGGATTTAAATTAAAACTATGCAAATATATACAAAATTATTCATAAACTTCGTACTTTTCAAAATCTTCAGGGTTACTCCCTTCATAAAGAAACCATTCGGTACTGTGATTGAATCTTCGTTTTACCCACGTTCCTTTGTATAAACGTCGATACCATCTAAAACAAGAAAGAAAAGAATCCAATAATAATTTCATAATTATTTCAACAATTGAAAACGAGGGTCTATTTGTTTTCGTTTTATCCACGCTTTTTTAAAATGAATTTTATCAGTCTTAAAATCACCAGTGTAATCAGGTAATAACTCTTCCAATATACCCGAATTTAACGCTTTCAGATATGCTTCAAATACTTTATTCATTTAACTAAATATATGTTTTTTTTAATATGATTAACGGTTTGTATATAAAGTAACTCTAAAAGATTTTGTCTTGATTTATAAACAACTTCTCCAAAAAGTTTTTTTAAAAGATTATTGTAGAAACCTATTTTTATTGGCAGTTTAGGTAATTTTTTAACGGTTTTAAAATAAGTTATGTTAGAAATCAACCTCGCTTTAATTAAAAATGTTTCAAAAGCGATATATTCTTGATAACCACTATCGTCAAGAGCTTTATAATAAATAGCTATAGGTTTTAATAGTAGTTTCATAACGTCAATTCAATAATCATTTGATTTACATTGTTTCTTAACGAATATAAATGTTTGTCGTTATTATATAAAATATAATCAGCATCTGAATGAGATATTTTCATGGATGATTCATTTTCTAAAGGTAAACGTTTAGATGCTTCTATCCAAATTACTTTATCAATAAGTTTTTCTTTTTTAGCTTTTTGTAAAGATACTGAATCTCTACAACCTGTATAAATATCAAACGGCTGATAAAATTCACGAATTAGACGAATCGAATCATTTTTTGTATATTCTTGAATCATATTGTACCACAACGCTCTATGATTACGTCTATCTTCAAAACAATCAATAAAGTTTGCATATTTATCTTTCATTTGAGGAAAGATAATATTCTTAGCTACATATAGACTTGCGGGTATATAACGATAGGGTCTAATTTGTGACAGCATTGAAGCCACGGTATCTTTACCATGACCACCGTGTCCAATTATCATTAACTTACGCATATCGCATTATTTATATTTTTATTAAATTCTACCGCTAATAAAAGCGATTTAAATATTTTAATCACTTTATCTATTTGTAAATTACTTCTTTTCTTAGCGATTGCAATAATAGTATCGTAATGTGTAAGGGTTACCGTAAAAGATTGTTTAAGCTCATTTAAAATATTCTCTGATACTTTTAAACTCATAATTTATTTTTCTTTGTTTTCCAGTAGGTGTGGATAAATATTTAATAGGTGTAAAAGTCTTTTTAAATAGATGTGAGCCTTTATTAGAGCTTCCTGGTATTTTGACTAACTCTACAAAAACTTTGTGTCTTAGATATAGCCATTTACGTTTTAAATTAACTTCTGTTGTTTTACCTCGAACATCTATAATTGGTTTTACCTCAAAATACGCAATGTTTATTTCATCATTAAACGTTAACCTTGTTTCTTTTCTCGCTCTTGATGAAACCATCGGATTAGAAAAAGGCTGAAACAGATTTTTTTCTTTAAGTACTTCACATTTAAAATCAGGTGTATATACTACATCTTCAAATAAAGTCTTATTTTTTGAATAAACTGCTTCACAAAGCGTAAACGACTCAGACCTTTGAATATTTTTAACAATGCCTAAATCTTGTAATTCTAACAGATACCAATAAAAATGTTTTTCTTCTTCACTATCAAACTTCATTTTTTTGTAATTTAACGGTATAAAACTTATCGTTTAACTGCATAGAATATTCACCTCCAGTTTCTAATTTTTCAAGTCTTTGTGTTAATTCATTTATTTGACTAGGTTCAAATACTTCTTCTTCAGTATCTAAACGTTTCATTAAGAACGCATACCTAGATATAGTAAAAGGTAAAAATAAAGAAAATAATATCATCGGTATAACTTGTGTAATTTTTAATGACTCGTCTAATATTTCGTAATATACGAGATTGATAATTGTTTCAACAAACAAATATACAAACGCTACCCATTGTACTTTATGAACCGTATGTAAAAGAATAGACCATGAAATAGCGATTGCAAATGCTGAACCGATTAATAGATTAAACCAAAATAAAAAACCCTCGTATCTGCCTTCAATCACATTCATATAAGCAAATACGGAATGAGAAGATTGAACAATTAATGCTAATACTAAAGCAATTAAAATATGGTTAGGACTTTTTAGTTTATTAATTAGTTTATTTTTTAGATTCATTTTGATGATAATTTAACATTAACTCTACTGCTTTTTTCATATAAGTTACCGTGTGTACTTTACGTAAAGGTTTTTTTGTCATATTCGTATATATAATATGTTCAATTGTTAAATTACTTATCTTATAACCTAACTGTTCCATCATCCAAGCATAAATAGATAATTGTAAAGAGTAATGTGTAAAATTACAATCATCTAAGTCAGAAATAGGGTCTTTCATCATTTGCTTATGTTTTGTGTATGGATTTTGATAAGATTGAAAATCTAAAGTCTTAGAAGTTTTATAATCACAAATATCAATATTTCCATTTTTATAAGTTGTAATTAAATCAGCAGACCCTGCTAACTTGTATTCGTGATTATATAAACGTAATTCAGGATATTCTACTTTATAATCAGCCGTTAAATTAGGATAGCGTAAATCATAACCAGAAAAATCGGATGGGTAACTATATTTCTTTCTATAGAAATCTTCTTGTTGGTCGTGAAAAGAAGAACCTTTAGCTAAAGAAGTTTTTGATTTTTCATCCCATTCTTTTTTAATTATTAATTGTAACTTTTCTAACTTTAACTTTTCTAACAATTGCCAAAGAGAACCTACTTCTTGGTGTAATGTTTCTATATTTAGAAACAGATTTTTATCTTCTGTTTGTAAATATTTTAGTTTTAATTTTTTCCATGTTTCATGTTCTTTTACACTTATCAGCAATCTTTCTACCGCTTTATAACGCAACCAAAAAGACGAATCAAATTTAGGTTTAAAGCTTTCAATAAATTTAGTAACTGAAGTATATCGCTCGTTGTCTTTATTGGTATAAATGTGTTTTTCATCATTAAACCAAATACTATCATCAGATAAATAAAGATTCATATTTTAGTTTTTAAAAATTTCTGTTTATTGTTATTAGGAAGTTTAATAATTTCTTTTAAAATCTCCTTTCTTTTACTTTGACTACCTCTCCACACATACATAGGATTTAATTGGCATCTACCTTTATCTAATCTAACCGTTCTTTATTTACTTCAAGGATATTAATATTACCGATTCTTCTAAACATATACAAAAGTAATGGTATCTCTATTACTGATTTTGTTTTACAGAAAGCCTTAAATAAAGAAACGTAAACCTCAGTATATCTTTTTCTTATGGGTTACTTTTTTTAGCTAACTCTTTTAATTTTTGAATTGTACCATCTTCAGTATGTTGAAGATATTTTTTTACCGTTCTATAATCTCTAGTATCTTGATAACTTATTTTTTTAACCTCTTCTAATCTATTTTTTATTTTTCCTTTCCATACATGAAAAAGAGAAACTCGGTATCTACCTTTAGATAAAGACTCCAACCAACCTAAATTTTTAAGTGTAGCCATTGCTTTCTTAATTGCAATATCGGAGTACGTTAAATTATTAAGAGCTAAAAACTCTCTGAAACGTTTTCTGAAAATAGCATCGTAACTAACAAAGTTTTCATCATCCATTTCGAGTACACAAAAAAATACCAAAGCTGTTGGACAATTAGGATTTAATTCTAACATAAATTGTAATTGCACCTGATAAAACTGAACAAACTCGTCATCTAACTCAAATTCTAAATTTTGAGTTTTTCGGTATATTATTTCTTCGGTTGTACTAATTCTTATTTTTCGCATAGTATACTTTAACTATCTTTATTATTATCAAAGATAAAAAAAGTATACCGTTAATCAAAATAAAATACTTTTATCTTTATTAACATTTATTAACATAAAATACTTGATGTTCACTTTCGTACATCTCGAAAGTATACGTGGTGTATACCTACATAGGATACACCACGTTACCCTACGGGGATACACCACGTACCCCAATAGCGTTTTAAAAACCGCCTTACAACTATATTAAACATAATGTATACAATGTTACCCTATATATATAAAGGATATTAAGCCCGAAATGAAATTACCTTTGCTACGACGAATGGGCGTTTATAAAAACATAAGCTCATAGTAACATAAGCTCATTTAACTGGATAACAAGGCTACATACAATCAAAATAAAACTACCTTAACGACTTAATCGACCTGTAAGCTTTAGGTAAATAAAGTACCGTGATTAAACACACCCTCTTTGGTTCACTATTAAATATAAAAATCATATTACCATAAATTCTTAAAGTCCTATTCTCGGAAACTAATAATTTAGCAAGTAGTCGAAACAACCCCCCGTCTTCTATATTCTCATACTTAACCCCCCGGTAGTATGCTCTCTTCGCTAAAGTCTCTGCTTTAATATTTGATTTCATGCGTTCTTTTAACCTTTTTTTTGCGTGTGTGGTGATTATAAAAAGCATAGTATTATGTTTAGTGTTGGTCAAGAGTACTGATTTATAAGCAGAATCAAAAAAAAGAGCATCTGATTTAACTAAGGGATTATGAAGTTAAAAAAAAGTGGAAAACACAAAAACAACTGTACAGTAATAAAAAAAAACAGTAACGATAGAAAAAAAGGTTCTGGTAACAAGTAAAACAATTGTGTAATCGAAGAGACAGTGGAGTACTACCAACAGCTCCCCACTCTGCTAGTTTTTGGTGTAGCTACCCCTGATGGTTGCACTGATTTAGTTTATTTCAGGGAATTAAATTTTTAAATATGATTGTTAAAATTAAGAGCTCAGTAATGGAAAAAATTCACGGGGGAGACCTCGTGGAGTTGACCATTCCGGAGGAGATAACTCTGACGGAAAAAATAAACACCGGTCAGCACCGAAAATTAGCTGATCGGGAGGGATATGCGTTGGGTAAGAAACCGACACCCGCACAAATCGCTAAAAGAGAGGATTTTCTGAAACCACTTCAAGTACCAGCATTAAATATTCCAGTCACTGACGGGAATATTTCTAAGCTACTGAGAATCACGTTTGACCGAGACGTGACCACCGTGCCCGCTGGGATGCTAGCGGTGCAACTGTACCCAGCAATAGGTGGTGAAGAGGTAGAGGGTAAGGTAGGCGTTTTTGGTAAGGCACTGTTATAGTGCCTTACCACCCTTCGGGGATAAGTACACTCACGTGTATTAACTAATCTAGGTGATAGCAGATTAGCAACACGTGTATTCACTTTTTAATTAAAGTTCCAGTTGACAGCGGAACATTAACAATTATTAAGAGAATTTAACAAGCCGTTAAGATTCATTAAGAAAAACTTAATGAAAACTTAACACAATAATCATTGTAGAGCTTGTTAAGTGTATGTATTTTTGTTGGAAAAGTGAGTGTAAGTGGTTGATAATCAACAACTTAAACAAAACCTCACTTTTCCGACATCCCGAAATTACTGCATATTTTAGGTACGTATGCAGTATATAATTTAAAGTGCCTAAAATCGGTGAGACGGTTACCAATCAGGTTCGATTCCTGACGATTTACGAAAGTAACTGTATATGAATTAGGCTCTTGTGAAATACGTGTATCTACTCTTTTAACAGTAGAAGACATATACTAAAGCAGTTAATAGTATTAATCTTTATTAATTTTTAAATATTAAATTGTATTTTATGTACTACATAATTCACTTAGGAGGCGTTGTTCAAAAAGCATTTCACTCGAGAACAGAAGCCGAACTTGAAAGAACTAGGTTAGCTCTTTCAAAATTACCATTTCATAATATGAAAGTGGTAAAAAAATAAAAAACTGCTTAAATACCTAGCATTACCTAAAGTGGTGATGCTAGGTTTAGGCTTTATATTCAACAATATTGAACTAAACGCCTCAGTTATCGCACCGCTTGAATTAATTGTGCAAAAAATTATAGTATTTCTTAGCAATTAATTATTCCTACTTTTACTTTTTCATTTTATTGAAAAGGGTTTATAGTAGAAGTTGTAATATATGTTTGTAGGTATAAACTTTAGTATTTAAAATAATACTATTTCAAAAACAATAAAAAAAAATGAAAAAATTAATATTGATATTAAGCGGATTAATGATGTCACTAAGTTTAATGGCACAAAATGATGAAATATCCGCTATTGAATTAGACAATGCTGAACTTTTTACAAGAGGTTATTACATTGAAGATGGTAAGACGCTTGTAGAGTTAAACTTTGATGTTGTGAGAACAACTCAAGGTAAATGGGTTATTTTTAAAACGGATGACCGTATCGAAATAACAGCTTTACCAGAGTTGTTAAAAGGTGCAAAATTATATCTACATGGTGGTAGATATGAAGTTTTTAGAATTAACAAAATTTTAACTATTCTTGACGAAGGTAGCTATAGCGTTGCAAAAGGTAAGTCTAAACGCAACCTTGAAAAAAAGCTAAATGCACTAAGATATGTGCATCAACTTGAAGGTTTAAAACTTTCAAAAACAAATAAATAATTTTTTTTAATTTATAAACATTAAACAATGAAAACATTTGCGTTTAGTTACACTACTCGGGGTAGAGTCATTGTAACAGGTATTGTCGAGGCTGTTGATAGGAAAGCAGCTATTAAAGAACTACAATCAGAAGGAATTGTAATCCTTTCAGTAGTTCAAATTTAATAGATAGGGAGAATAATATTCTCCCTTTTTTATTATCTTTAAGGATGAAAAAAAATCAATATCTTATAATTACCGTGGACTTTACTGAGTTAAAGTTACTTAACCTTCGTTGGTTAATCTTCATTCTTATGTGTATTATTTTTACAATGTTAGCTAGTTTTAAAATCGAACCTACTATTAAAACAGTAGAAGTTAAAACAGCTTCTCAACCTGAACCGAAAACTGTAATTTTCAGTAAAGATGAGTTTATTGTAAAAAGACAGCAATTGGTATTTAAATACTTGATTGCACACAAAGTGAATCGAGTAGACCAACTTGATACAGAAAAAATTAAAGAAATGAATACACAAATAGCAATAATGTTCAAAAAGTTATTGTTAAATGACAATACAATACGTCAACATGTGTATGATTTCTTTACTGATAATAAGGAAGTAAACAAAATTGAAACATCTTTAATGGAACAAACGAAGTTTCATATTCCGGCTTCTATTATTCTTGCACAATCTGCGTTAGAAACAGGTTGGGGAAGTAAAGTAGTTAATAATAACTATTTTGGAATTAAAGATAAATCTCAATTTTCTACACCAATTATCACTACAGAATATTTTAACGCTAAAGAAATTAAAAAAAATAAGCGTAAAATTATTTCTAAACAAATAGTTATAAAAAAAGGTAAAAAACTTTACAAATGTAAAGTAAAAGACCGTTTTAAAAACTATGGTAGTGCTTGGGAATCGTTTAGAGAACATTCTTTATTTTTATCTACTAATATTCGGTATGCACCGTTGTTTACAAAAGGTAAAAATTATAAAGAATGGGCAAATATGATTGGTTCTACAAAGTATGGTGGTGTGGGCTACGCAACATCTCCAGTGTATGGAGAGCAGTTGAAAAGTATAATTGAAAAATATAATTTACACTTGTTAGATTATTAAGTATGCAATACAAATTTAAAGTTCGATTAAATAATCGAACATCAAAAGTAATAAAAGTAGTAAGTGAAGACATTGTAGAAGCAATGTGTAAAGCTTATGACACAGTTGAAAGAAAAGGATTTCAAGTATTAAGTTTAAAACAACTTAATCATGAATAAATTCTTTTGTTTTGTGATAGCACTTGTAATACTGGTGCATGTATTCTTTTACATCAAAGGTGATATTTTTATACCTGTTGATGTTCAACCTAGACAGAATGTAATTATTAAAAATTGCAAATGTCAAGTAGAATGGGTGTCGTTTGACAGAACGTTATTTGAAGCAACGTGTAATGGAGTAAATAAAATATACACTGCCAAAGATTTAAAATAAACTTAGTAAAATTTAAGATTTTAAACCCTTAGTCTTTTAAATTAAGGGTTTTTTGTTTTTAATTTTTAACGCTAAAATATAAAATAATGAAAAAATTAGTCAGTTTTATAATTCTTTTATTTGCGTTTAATGCTCACGCACAACTTAAAGAAGCAGATAGTCTATGTTTAGCTGGTAAATTTAGAGAAGCTAAACAACTTTATGCAATGATGATTTTAAAGTCACAACATCCACGTGTAAAGTATAAACTTTGGGAGCGTCAAGCATTCGCAAGTATGCAAATGAAAGACACAACTAATGCCATTACAGAACTGCATATCGCATTAGATAATTACCGTTCAGACGACGGAATTCGTCAGTTGTTATTTATTATGAAAGCTTCTAACAATCCAAGATTATTAGATGCTGCAATATTATATGAACAACATGCATTAGTTGTAAATATTTATTTACAAAAAAATAAGAAAGCGTCTGCGAAAAATTATTTAGTCCAAGCAAATGTGGATAAAAATTCTCATTTGTGGCATATTTTCAAGTAGGTAGAATATAAACAACTAAATTAAATAACATGAATGAAATCATTTTGAATTTATTAATCGGTGTTAGTGCATTTACTTTATCTTTTGGGTTAACTGTTTTTGGTTCTGTAGTAACCTCTATTAATACCTTTGATTATAATCAATGGGAAAAAGAAACCAAAGAAAAAATGGATTTTGAACAAGAATTCGACTTATGGTTGTCTTTTAAAAATGATGAAGATGAAGATTTTGAGTTTGACGATTTTAAGTTTGATGATGAATCTGAATTAAAAATTTTTTAAATAAATTAAAAAACAATGAATAGAAAACATAAAGTAAGTATTGGAGACATCTTATTGATGAAAGGTGCTCCTAAAAAACAAAAAGATACCAGAAAAATCACTAAAGCAGTAATTCTTGCAAATTATATTACGCAAGAATACAAATTTCGTAAAGAAGAAAGATTTTGTCATAAGTGTATTCAACGTTTAAACACGGAAGACAAAAACTATGAATTTAAACTACGTAATTTAAAAAAACAAATGCGTTTTTATCGTAGTAAAGTTCAAAGCGTAATAACGCAAAAAAAAGTAGTCTTAAGTGCATAATTTAAATAGGTTTTTCATTGTTTTTAAAATAATGAAGAACCTATTTAATAGTTAAAAAATGTTCAAATGATAAAAAATGCATTTCAGATTAAAGAGAGAGATATTGTACTGGTTAAATTAAGTAAAGTGTATGATAACGGTAGAAAAAAAAGACCAGTAATAGTAATTAAAATAAAAAATGATAAATTATACGTACGAGCTTTAGGTACGTCAATTCCATTAGGTAAAAATTATAAAATGTTTAAACCTTCATCAGATTGGTTTGAAGGTTCTTATCAATTTCCAAGTGAGTTGATTCTAGTTAGTGAAATAGCAGAAACTACTTGTAAAGAAGTATTTGAAGTTATTGGTAGAATCACTAATAAAGGATGTAAAGAACTAAATATATAATTATTAGCTTGACAATTGTATTTTAGTCAGTTTACCAAACAAACAACTTATGAGGTATTTTATAGTAATCCTTTTATTGTTCAGTTCAATTTTGTATGCGAGTGCTCCTCGTTTAGAAAAAAACTTAAACGTAGAAGAATATTATGATTTTGAACCAATGGATTACAAAGAAGCGTATGTCTTTCTTTTGTATTCTTACAAAGATACTTTTACAAAATACAATATCAATCCAGAATTAGCTATAACACAAGCTATACAAGAACAAGGTTTTATCCTAGATGATGAATATTTTAGAATTTATAACTTAACTAATAGAATAGATGAATATCATCCTACTGAATTAGTTATTGATAATCAAACGTTGCGTTTACGTCGTCATAGAATATATGATACGTTAGGTAAAGCAATTGCAGATTATTGTAAATTCTTAAATAAATATAATCGTTACCGAGGAATATTTGAAACAAATGATATTGTTAAGCAAATAGAAAAAATTGGTAATTCAGGATATGCTGAAGATAAAGAATATACTACTAAATTAAAAGTAGTTTATCTTACTTATGTGTGGCAGACAGTAGTTAAAATTAAAAAGTCTAAGATATTAGTAACTTGTAAAAAAGAAAAAGTAATTCTAAAATTAAAAACAGTAACAGGAAAAAAGTGGATTTTAAACTAAAAATCTTTCTTAAATTCCTTTTAAATTATGAATGTATTAAAACAGAATTATGAAAAGTGGGTTTTTGCTGGAAAACCTAATTTAAGTCCAGTGCGAACAGTTATGAATCCTTTAACTAAGGAAAAATTAATAAATCCTAAGTTAATCGAAGAAGAGATATGTTATCGAAGAAGAATATTTGGACCAGTAGAGATATATCAGACACCAAAAGAAAATTCTTCTTTAGCAACTCCAAAAGGTAAAATGATTATATTACGACAACAAGAAGTTACATTTTATCTTAATAAAAGTGTTCAGATAGAAATGGAAAGTGCAAAAAATGCACAATTGGTTTACGGAACGTTGTTTCAAGGGCAAGATTTAATTATTAAACAACTTCGTAATGATAAAAAACTTGGAATACAACCTGAGTGTATAAGAGGTATTTGGTTTGACTTAATGGACAACGATGCTTATCGAGTGAATACCGACATGATATATCCACAAGAAGGTTATCCAAATAAATATAGATATGCTGCAAAATGGTATGACCCTTTGTTTTATGATAGATTTATTGAAGATAATTTTGTTGCTGGAACGGTATTAAAAAATATTCATATTTCTAAAAAAACTTTCGCTTCTAAGCCAAAAGACTTAGATTTAAAACCATTTAGCCCTGATGGAGAAAGAGAATACTATTATCAGATGGTAGTTAGTGAAGGTTATCAAGAAGACTACGATGAAAGTGGTTTAGATTCTGAAATATCTTTAAAAGACTTTTCTGTAATGGAAATACCAGGTAATTTTCAAGTGGCTTTGGATTTAAGAAATCCTGATAGCAAAGTTTTAATTAAAAAAGAATAAATGAATATTTACGTTCACGATATAGAGGTTGCGCCTAACCTGTTTACAGTTACAATATTAGATTATAATAACTGTGAACAGGTTTATCAGTTTGAAATAAGTTCACGTAAAAATGATTATTTAATGATATATAATTTTTACGTGAACAATCCTATGTTTTTGGTAGGATTTAATAGTAAGCATTATGATGATGTTATAATTTTTATGTTGATTAAAAACTTTAGTAAATATAAAAATAATAACAGTGAAAAAATTTGTGACGCTATATTTCAATTGTCGGAAGATATTATAAAAGAACATTATGAGGCATATAAAGCTTACAAATATCCTCCTAGAAATGTTCAAATAACACAAGTAGACTTATTTCTTTATTGGACACAATTAATTAGAAGAAGTAAACAAATAAGTTTAAAAACGGCTGCTGCGTTTTTAAAAGCTGATAATATTCAAGATTTACCTTTTCAACCAGGAATAAAAATAGATGAATCACAAATAGATAGTGTTTTAGAATACAATTTAAATGACGTAAAAGTTACTTATACTTTAGCTAAAGCAATGAAACAAGATATAAATCTAAAGTTTCAAGTAAGTAAAAAGTACAATAAAAACTATATGTCATCAGATGGTGTAAACATGGGGCTTGATGTTTTAAAAGAAGAATACGCAAAAAGTATTAATGTTTCTGCATCTAAAGTTGTTCCTAAAATACTAACGCATAATTACGTAGACGGTAAAAAATTAATTAATCATAAAGTTAACTTTAAGACTAAAGAGTTCCAACAAGTATTAAATGACTTGTTAAATTCAAGAATATCTTTAGTTAAAGATAACAATGAAAATTCTTGGTCTTTTAAACAAATGTTTAAAGATAATTTATTTGTTTTTGGTGTAGGTGGTTTACACACAAAAGATAAATCAGCGGTAATTAAACCATTATTAAATGGTGAAATATGGGCAGTAGATGCAACAAGTTATTATCCTCATTTAACATTCGTTTACAATTTTTATCCTTCTCATTTAAACTCTACTTTTGTTAAATTGTATAAAGAAAAATACATCACTAGAGTAGAAGCTAAAAAAAGAGCTAAAAAGGCTTTAAAAGAAGGAAATGTAGATTCAGAAGCTGAAATGTTAAATGATTTATATAAACTATTGCTAAATGGTTATACTGGTAATTTAAAAAGTGCTTATGCTTGGGTGTATGACCCAGTAGCTAATTTAAAAATTACTATTAACGGTCAATTATTTTTAACTATGTTAGCAGAAGAGTTTGAATTACAAGGTGTTAAAGTTATTAGTGTGAATACTGATGGTGTTGAAGTACACGTGTTAAAACATCAACATGAAACAGTTAAACAGATAATCAAATGGTGGGAAGATTTAATTGAAATACCTTTAGAAACTGAAAAATATAACTTGATTGTAAGAGAAGATGTAAATTCTTATTTTGCAATAACACAAGAAGGTAAAATAAAAGAAAAAGGTAGATTGATGAAAAATCCTCAATTGTTTTTCTTTCATAGTAGTAATAACTTAGTAATTCCAAAAGCCGTTCAAGCTTATTTTATAAAAAATATTGACCCTGTTGCATTTATCATTAATCATAAAAATATTTTTGACTTTTGTAACACACCAAAAGTAAGTAAAAAATATGAAGTATATTGGGACGATAAAAAACAACAAAGAACAAATAGATTTTACGCTAGTACAGATGGTAAATTTTTGTATAAAAAGAAATTAGATACCGGTAGATTAGCAAATATGTTAAAAGATGTTCCAGTTACATTGTATAATAAACACACCAACGTATTTCCTAATAACATTAATTATCAGTATTACATTTCAAGAGTAGAAGAGCTGCTAAATAAAATAGAACCTAAACAATTAATATTATTTTAAGTATGAATAAAATTGAATTAAACAGAATATTAAAAGATATAGAGATATATGATATTTTAGATTATTATACTCCTGAATCTCTTTTAATGGAAATGGATGAATTAGATATTATTATCTATTTAGAAAAAAAAGGTTTTATATTATCTGAAAAAAAGAATAATAACCTTAAAACAACCGAAATGTTGGAGAGGTTTACACAACTACTTAACGACATTACTAAAAGAAATACTTTATATGAAAAAATAGAAGAGCTTTATAATCAGTAATTATGACAAGAGACGAAAGACAAGAAATCAATATCGTTAAAATACGTGATGATATTGTTAATAAACATAAAGCTACTTTGTTAGCCGTAACAGGTTATGGTAAAACTAGAGTAGCTTTGAAAATCATACAAAAAGCAAAGACTAAGAATCCAAATATTAAGTTTCAAATTATTGTACCTACGGATTTATTACGTACACAATGGAAAAGTGAAGTAGATTGTCCAGTAGATACTTGGCAATCTTTATATAAATCTAAACCTATACATGTTGATTTTTTAATCATAGATGAAGTTCATTTATTGATTAATACTGAAGAATATATCAGAGTTCTTAAAGTATTTGCATCTTCTAAAATGATTGCATTAACTGCCACTTTAGATGAAACACATTATAAAGCTATGGAAAAATATGGATTTCCTATTAGTGATATAGTTACTAGAGAAGAAGCTGAACAAAACAACTGGATTAATACCCGTAAAGAATACAATGTCAAAATTCATCTTGATTATTTAACTTCTAAAAACTTAATGCGTATCGAAACAAATCTACGAGATACATTGTTATATTTAGACCCTAAAATAGAAGATTTTGAAGAAGCTCAAAAACAAAAGTGGAGATATGGTCAGTTTAAAAATCTTCGTCAGTTAAATACAGTTAAGTTTATAGGTTATCGCAGTTTAAACGAAGGTATTATTTATATAGGTGATAACAATCCTGAAACTGTTTTACTTAAACACTATGAACAAATTAAGTTTTACAAATCAGGAGAAAAAAAAGGTCAACCTTACAAAGTAATGGTTTCTCCAGCATTAGAGCGTTTAGCTGCGCTACGTAATGTTCCTGTAGGTACATTAAAAAAAGCAATTGCGGATGTTTATTCATTACAAGCTGCTAAGACAAAGTTAGTAAATAACAATACACAACGCTTAAAAGTGTTAAGACGTATTGTTGAATTACATCCTGAAGAGCATAAAATTAACTTTACAATGTCACAAAATTTTGCAGATTTAATTACCGAAAAAATTGGTGGGCTTAGTCATCATAGTGGTCTTTCAGTTAAACAACGAAAGATAAATGCAAAATTGTTTGATGAAGGTGAGGCAAGCTGTAATATGCTAAATTCAGTAAGTACTGCGAAAGAAGGAGCTGATTTTAAAAAAGCTAGAATTTCAATTCATCATGGTTATAATACAAAACAATATCAAAAAGTACAGAAAGATGGAAGAGTAGTTCGACAAAGAGATGAATTGTTAGATAAAAGTATAGTATATAATTTATACATGGCATATCATCCACAAGTAAATAACGGTGAATCAACGTATGAATTAAAATTTCTTAACATATTACAAAAAAACAATAAAGAAAGTCCAATATGGTTAGAGGAGAAAGACCTGATGGGGTAATAGAAATGACAGTTTCTGAAATACGACAAAGAGCGTTAGAAGATAATACTAAAGCTGATGTAGAAGTTATTACACAATTTAAATTAACTTCTCAACAGTTGCTTTTTGTTAAGTTTATTTGGTTAAAACTGACAGAAAGTTTATATTGTTATCTTGATATAAGTGTTTTTGATGAAAATATTAAAAATAAGATTAGCAGAGAAGAAATAAATGAGATGTATGAAAAAGGATTGTTATTAAATCGTTGGGAAAAAGAAGATAACTTTCCTGATTTGATTGAGTTATCTGAAGAGTTTGCGATTCACTTATCTAAAATTTATGGTTTTAAAGAAGACCAGATAGAAAAAGTAAATAAACAACGTAAACGTTATTATCAAATAGCTTTAGAGTTTTGGGAAGCGTATCCTAAAATTATAGAAACATCTACTGGAGATTTTAACGCTAAACGTTTAAGTAAGGGTTTTAGATATAAAGGAGAGTTGTATTACGAACGTAATGACTTATTTAGTATTTATCTTCAACAAATAAATTACAATGAAGAATTACATAAAGAGATTATCAATAATTTAAAAAATCCTGAAATACGTAAGACATTTGGATTTACGTTAATTGGTGATTTTGTAGTTGATGCTGCTTGGGAATCCTTTGAAAATAAACAAAATGTTAACTGGTTAGGTATGTCGAATGAATGAAGTAGATAAATTATATCAAAAGCTTTTAAAAGCTAAACAAGATAGACTTGATGGTATACACCATTCAATACCTTTTAATATTCCAGGTTTACAGGAAAAATTATATGGTATTCGTAAAGGTTTTCAGTATATTGTTACAGCTGGTTCAGGTATTGGAAAAACTCAATTTACTAAAGCGGCTTTTGTTTTTAACGCTATACGCTTTGCTAAAGAACATAATATAGATTTAAAAATATATTATTTTGCTTTAGAAGAAAGTAAAGACCAATTTATTTTATCTACAATAAGTGCAACCGTAAAAAAAGAAACTAATTTAGAAATAAGTCTTGCAGAATTGCAATCGTTAGGTGATAAAATATTATCTGATACTAACATTCAGGTTATATCTAAATATCTACCTTATGTAAAAGACATTTATTCTAAAGTTGTTATTTTAGATACGTTGTATGAACCTTCTGAAATGGTAAGTTATGTCACTACTGATTTGTTAAGTAGAGGAAAATTAATAGAAGAAGTTGATGAAGAAGGTGAAAAAGTTTTTAGATACCATCCGCATAATCCGTATGAGTTTAATCTCGTAGTAGTAGACCATATTGGTTTAATGAGTGATGAAAATAATGCTTGGAATAGAATATCGTCATGGTCAAAAGAGTATTGTTTAAAAATACTAAAAAAACAGTTTAACTGTGCTGTAATTAATATTCAACAACAGTCTGGTGAAAAGTTAAAAGCCCAATATGATATGAAAGGTAAACCAGTAGTAGAAAAAATGATACCTTCTTTAGATGGTTTAGCAGATAATAAAACTACTTATCACGATGCTGATGTAGTAATAGGTGTGTTTGACCCTTTCGTATATCAAATAGAAAGTATGGAAGGTTTTAACATTCCTTCTATGGGAGGTTACTTTCGTTCTTTACACATTATTAAAAATCGATTTGGGAGTATCGGTTCTATTGGAACTTATTATAACGGTTCTACAAATACATTTAAACAATTACCAATCGCTAGTAAATTAACTCCACAAGATTATGTTAAAATTAGACAAGGTATATACCTATAACAAAGTAAAAAATGATTGAATTACCAACAACGCCTATTGAGGCAATACAGAAAGACCCTAGATTTATTATTTTATTCGGTAAACCCAAATGTGGTAAAACTACTATCGCATCATTGTTACCAAATAATTTATTAATAGATTTAGAAGATGGTTCAGATTTTGTATCAAGTATGAAAGTTAAAGCAACAACAGTAGAATCTTTAAGAGATATTATCATAGCGTTGCAAAAAAGTGAACACCAATATGATTTTATCACACTCGATACTGCCACAATATTAGAAGATGTTATTCTTCCTTTAGCTAACCAGTTATACCGAGCAACACCTATGGGTAAATCTTGGGAAATTGATAAAAAAACAGGTTTACCAAATCCTAATGCAGACGTTAAAACGTTACCGCAAGGTGGTGGTTATCTTTATGTCAGAGAAGCGTATAAAAAAATAATTAATTCTTTTACTCCTTATCCTAAAAAAGCTTTAATATTGTTAGGTCACTCCGCTGATAAATTAATTGACAAAGATGGAAAAGAATTATCAACTATGGAAATTGATTTAACAGGTAAACTTAAACGTTTAATTCCTGCAAAAGCAGATGCATTAGGTTATGTATATCGTAAAAAAAATAAAACTATTATTAGTTTTGAAGGTGGTGATAATACGGTTGTTGAAGCAAGACCTGAACACTTAAGAGGTAAGTCTATTGTCGTTGCTGAATCTGACGAAGATAATAAAATCACTGCTCATTGGGAACGTATTTTTACATCTTTACTATAAACATTTTAATTTTTTAAAAACAATGGAAATCATCACAAGTAATAACTCCAGAAAAACAAAAAAAACAAGACCAAGTGATTATTTAATTAGAATTAAATACGATTCTAAAAAAGCTTTATATCACAACACCATCAAAGCAAAGTTTGATGAGAAATATAGTTTTCTAATTCAAGATTCAGGTAAAATTTATATTGCCGCAATCAGAGAAAGAGAAGCGTTACTCTCTGATATGCAAAATAACTTTAGAACGCATACTGTACCTAAAATGAAAGACGGTAATCACGAAGTATTAAGAAGTGATTTAGTCGATTTGATTGGACGCTATATTCATATTAACACTAACAATTTTGATGTGAAGGATTGCGATGTTCAAAAAACAATTGAGTTACGTAAATCAGCAGCAAGTAGTGGTCTTAAAGGTGCAGAATATTTAGAATTTTATGAAATCGTACCTGCTAGAGTTGTACCTATTGTAGCTAAGAAAAAATCAGGTACTCTTGGTTTAAATACGGTAAAAGACGATTTTGAAGAAGTTAATAACGAAGTTAAATCAGTAGAGGAAACTGTAAAAAGTAACTAAAAAACAAATTTTTAAAAAGAGTAAAGTTGTTTATGTTTGAACCTCTTTACTCTTTTTTATTTTTCAATATTTTAATTCATTTATAAAAACAAAAAGTATGTTAGTAGGAAAAAAACCATCAAGTAACGGAACAAAAGTTTTAGGTTTATCTAATTCTCAAATTGCATTTTTCAATCCCACAAAAGAAGAGTTAAACGACAACGGTATAATGATTCAGAAAGACCCTGAATATGATGGGGTTGATATTTATAACGACGGAAATAAGTTTCAAATTTTGTCGTTTTGGTTAAAAGATTCTATTCAAATAGGAGATACTACTAAAGAAATTTTTAACAATTTAAGAATATCAGTATCTAATAGAATAGAATATCTAGGTAAAGAACGACAAACTGTTCGTATTATGAACGCTGAATTTAAAGATGCAATTCGTTCTATCGGTACTGGTAAAAAATATTCTACAGTTGAAGAAGCTATCACCGCTATGCAAAATAACCCTAATATGGGTTGGTTCACAAATGCATCACCTTTGTACGCTGCTAGAGAAGGTGAGTTAATGATGTATAAATTTATGACACGTTGGTTAAACTTAGAACCTAATGTGTTATTTGAAGCTTTAGATTTTGATTCTATTGCTGAAGGAGAAGTTACAATTTTTAAAGATACTGTTAACAATCCTGTTAATGCAGATTGTAGAGTTAGAGTTTTATTTTATATTAATGATTCAGGTTATCCAACTGTTTATAATCAAGAGTTTTGGAAAGGTGGTACATTAACTGATAGGGCTTATGATTATATTGCTGATTTTGTAATGAAAGAAAGTCAAGATGGAAATCAATACAATTTACCTAGAGGTACTTATACCACACCTAACGGTTTATCTATTCCTAGAACTTTGATTGAGTATCGTGAAAGTGACTATGGGTCTGATTTTAAAATTAGTGACATCAAAGATACACCCGCAGTAATACAAACAGATAATTCTGAATTACCGTTTTAAATTACAAAAGCATCTGTAGAAATACAGATGCTTTCTTTTTAATTCTTTAAAATAAACAGTATGGTAAGTGTATTTATAAACCGATTTTCTAATACTAAGATAACAGATGTTAATTTAGAAATAGTTCTTAACAACATTAAAAATCCAAGTGAAAGAATATCTAAAAGAATCGATTTAATCCGAGAAAAATATAATAAAGGATTAAATTATGAGAATCTTAAAGCTAACTTACCAGTAATTACATGGGCAGGTACTTTCTCTTCTAAAAAGACAAGTGGTTTAATTAAACCTTCAAATTTATTGTATGTAGATGTAGATGAAAAAATTGATGCTACTAAGCTTCCTTATGTTAGAGCTTATTGGAAATCAGTTACCGAAAGAGGTTTAGGTATATTAGTTGCTTGCAATCACATTACCGTAAATAATTATAAACCAACGTATTTGAAATACGCTGATATTCTTAAACAACAAGGTGTTTTTGTAGATACTAGTGTTTCTAATATCAGTCGAAACAATGTAATGTCTAAAGATGAAAACCTGTTTTATAATCCTAAATCTGAAATACTAATTTGTGCTAAAGATATTCAACCACCAGTACTAGAAAAAAGAGTAGGGAAAGTTAAAAATTATATTAAAACTTGTGATAATATTTTATTTTATGTTTTGAAGAAATACGGCATATATCAAAAAGGTAATCGTCATAATGTGATGATTCAATTTATTATGAGAGCACAAATGTCTAATATCTCTAAATCACAGGCAATGACTTATTTAATTTCTAAAAACCTAACTAATGATTTACAATATCACATCGATTATATTTATGATAGAAAAGGTTTTGAAGGTGTTTCATTTATTGATTTTTCATTAAATAAAGGAAAGATATGACAAGAGAAGAATATTTTGAAGATGTTTCACGAATAAATTCATCAAAAATTAAAAATTTTGTGGAATATTATATTAGAGGTACTGGTCACTTGTATCAAGAGAAGACCACTCCGAGTACTGAAGCTTTGCGATTTGGTTCTTTATTACACGAATGTTTAGAACAACCTATTTTAGTAGAAGCTTTACAAGCAGTAGAGTTACCCTTATCGTCTAGTAAAGCAGATGTTGTAAGAGGTAAATACACAATAGAATCTTATGTAAACGCTTTTGATAACTTAGCTACTAAAGCTTATAAAATGGGTGATAAATCTTTATTACCTAAAATAGAAAAAGCCATTGATAAAATAAAAGAAGAGGTTATTGAAATTGATAATCAAATAAATAAAATAAGAGAATCTGGCAGATACCCTATAACTAATTTAGAGTTTTCAAAGCCAATAGAAACAATTAACAATATTAAATTATTATACAATCATTTATGGCAAGATGAAAAATTAAAAGAATTGTTTAATAAAGCAATTTTTGTTAACCGTGAAGTAATAGAATTAGTTACTTGTCCAAAAACAGATAAACTAATTAAAATAATGATTGATGTAGTATTGATTAATAGAGATGAACACATTTTAATAGATTATAAGTCATTTCGTTCTGAAAATTTACCTTCTTTTATACGTCAATGGAATAATATATATCAAGCTGCTTTATACGCTTATGCGTACCATTTGAAATACAAAGTATCTTACGATAAGATAAACTTTTATTTTTTCGGTGTGCATAAAAAATATAAATCAGTAGAGCGATATAAAGTTACAGGAAGTATACTTGAAAGTATTATACATTCTTCATTCTATTATTTAAACAACTTATCTCGAAGTTCTACTGACATTATTGTTTTAAAAGCTTCAGATAAAACAGAACAAGACCGTTATCCTAGTCTTATTGAATTATTAACTAATATTAAATGAATAGTAAAAACAAAACAAAAAATGAAAAGATACGAGATACGTTAATTCAAAATGATAAATTTAAATTTAACATTATTGAATTAGCTAGAATACACGAAACATCTCAGAAAAATATCAAATGTATCGCAATACGGTTAAAACAAGAAGGAAAAAAGATATTTTTAAGTTGTTTATTTCTCTTAATCTTTTTTAATATAGAAGCCCAGACATATAAAATTAAAGAGTTAGCGTTCGATACTACGCTAACAGTCAAGGTTTTATATGATTATAAATTCGTTGAAGTAGAAGATTGCAGTTTCACCAGATATGACAACAAAATGATTGTTCAATTTCAAGAAATTTCTTTTTTCTTTGAGGTAGATAGTATCGTAGTCTCTTACCACGTAGAAGAAATTGAAGGTTTTCGTTGTCAAATAAATAAATTTTATGTAACTGATGACGATGGTTATAAAGTAGATGCTTATGAATATATTTTTACAGATGAGGGAAAACCTTTTGAAAGAATATTTTTATTACTTTGTAAAGCTACACCAATGTTACCAAAACGAAGTTACGCTTTTAAATTAAAACAATAATGGATACAACAACCTTAAAACAAATCGTATGGGTTTCACCTAAAGAAGATTTAAGTAATTCTTTTCGCAAAGATATGTTACTTAGGGTTGAAGATGTAATTGTTATAAATTTAGATGGTGATGAAGCTATAGTTATAAGACTAAAAGGTTCACGTATCGCTTATGACATTAATCAATTTATTATTCATTTTAATTTAATAAGAGAAAATTGAAAAAACCAACAGATGAACAATTGAAAGCGTTAGAACCAGAATTTACATTTAAAGATTCTGACGGAGCTTTTTATCAGTTAATAGGTAATAAAGTATTTTTAAAGCCACCTAATGCGTTAACAGATAGAGTAATCGGTACACTTGTAATATCTAAAAAAAATAACCGAGAGTTTCTTATTTTTATGAAAAAAGACTTAGAAAAGTTTAAACATCAAAAAACAAATTCTTGGTCTGTACCTTATGCTTTAGTTGTTAAAGTAGATGGTATTATGGTAATAAGCGATGAAGGGAGATATAAAATTTTAAAAAAAGATGCTTTAGAACAAGGACAAATTTTGTATTTTTCAAAAAATACGGAAAAAAAATTGTATATACCGGCGAATAAAACGCAATGGAGTAATCGAAGAGGGTCTTTTTATTTTGAACCCGTATAAACATAAAAAATAAACAAATTAAAAAACTCTAAAAAGTGATAAATAAAGATAAAAAATCTTTGCTAAAAATTAAGAATGAAATGGTTAAGAAGAATTAAAAAAAAAGAATGATTACATCAGTGAAACTAAAAAAATTAAAATAATGATACTAGTACTTTTGTTTGCTTACTTGATATTGTTTTTAGATTTTGTTTTTGTATTTAAAACAAAAAAGAATATCTACACAATACATTATCAAGGAATTGTTTGGCTTTTAATTGACCTTTACAAAAAAGAACCTACTTTCTGGTTTAAAATAATTAAGAGCCGTTAAAAATTAACGTCTGAGTTGTGATAAAAGAGTTACATTTGTGACTCTTTTTATTTAAAATTTTAACTTTATCAAAATGATTAATAAATTAAGAAACTATTATAAGCCTTTTGAATATCAATGGTCTTATGATTATTACAGATTACAACAATCTGTTCATTGGACAAAAGACGAAATTAAATTATCTGAAGACTTAAAAAATTGGTCGCAAGATTTAACACTGACAGAAAAAGAAGTAATAGGTGGTATTCTTAAAGGTTTCGTTCAAGCTGAAGTTCTTGTAGGTGACTACTGGCGGAAAGTAGCAGAATGGTTTCCAAAGCCTGAAATACAAATGATGGCAGCCACCTTTTCGTATTTTGAAGGAATACATATTGATTCTTATTCTATGTTAAATGAAGAATTAGGATTAGCCGATTATAAAGCTTTTGTGCAAGATGAACATACAAAATCAAAATTAGATTATCTTATAGACACTAAATCTGAAAGTATTGAAGAGATTGCAAAATCATTAGCTATTTTTTCAGCATTTACAGAAGGTGTATTAATCTTTAGTTCTTTTGCAGTACTTCTTTCTTTTCAAAAAGAAAATTTATTAAAAGGTGTAGGACAAATAGTTTCATATTCTATAAGAGATGAAGACCTTCACAGCAAAGGAGGTATTCAACTATTTAATACTTTATGTGAAGAAACAAAAGGATTAAAAGAACGGTGTGAAAAAGATATTCTTATTGCTGCAAATATAGTATATGAGTTAGAAACGTCTTTTATTGATTCTATATTCAACGGATTTAACGAAATAAGAACTATTAATAAAAACGATTTAAAGAATTTTGTAGCTTTTCGGATTAATCTAAAACTTAATGAAATAGGTTATTCACCAATAATGAATGTGAATAAAGAAGCTGTTCATAGAATGTCTTGGTTTGATTCATTAAGCAGAGGTAGAGAGTTTGGAGACTTTTTTGCCACACGTGTTACAGAGTATACTAAAACTGAGTTTGAAGCAAACGATTTATTTTAATATGGAAAACTGGATTAAAGGAATAGATTATCCTGAATGGATGGTTGAAGAAGGTTTAAAAACACTTAAAAAACAACACCTTCTTGAAAATGAAACCCCCCGTCAGATGTATGTTCGTATTGTAGATACATTATCTGACAAACTGTATGATATGTTTAGAAAGCAAGGTAAACTATCAGCATCTGAATCAAAACTAAGAACCAAAAAAGTTAAATCAACATGGTTTGATTACTTATGGAAAGGTTGGTTATCTCCTTCAACACCTATTTTATCTAACCTTGGTTCAAATAAAGGTTTTACAATTAGTTGCTTTGTTGCTAAGACTCCAGATAATTTAAAAGGAATATATAACACACTTAAAGAAACTGCTTTACTTACTAAATATGGTGGTGGTGTTGGGATTACTTTTGAAAAAGTCAGAGGAAGAGGAGAAGTTATAAGTAAAGGTGGCTTTACAGAAGGCGTTGTTCCTTTCATTAAAGTATTTGATAGTGCTGTAGTGGCTACTGCACAAGGTGGTACAAGGAGAGGTGCATTTTCAATAAATCTCCCCATTAGGCATAAAGACATTAATGAATTTTTAAAAATAAGATTACCAGAAGGAGATGTAAATCGTCAGTGTCTCAACATTAATCATTGTGTAACAATCGATGATTTTTTCATGGAAGATATTATCAATGGAAATACAGAAGCTAGAAACACCTACGCTAAAATACTATCCACACGTATGAAAACAGGTCAACCTTATATTATGTATTATCATAATGTTCATAATCAAAGACCTGACGATATGAAAAAACGTAATCTTAAAGTAAACGGAACGAATATCTGCTGTTTAGCTGGTAGTACAGAAGTTCTTACTAAAGAAGGTGTTTTTAAAATCAAAGATTTAGTAGGTAAAGAGGTTACTATTTTTGATGGTAATGATTGGGTAAAATGTAATAATTTTAAATCTTTTGGTGAAGATGAAGTTATTAGAGTACATTTTAAAAATGGTAGTTATGTGGACGCTAATAAAAATCATAGATGGTTTGCAGCTAAATCTTATGAAGATATTAGAAGAAATAAATACTATGAAACATTTACATCTGATTTGAAAGTAGGAATGTGGCTTGAAAGTAACTTTAAAAGTTATTTCGGTTCAGAAAGTATGAGAGGTGCTTATATAAAAGGTTTTTTACTTGGTGACGGTACATCACATAGTAACAGACCTTTGTTAAACGTACATTTTACAAAGTACGCATGTTTAAAAAGGTTAATAGAATCGGTAAAAGAGTTAAAACAAAATGAAATTATTAATTCAAATACTATTTTAGACTTTTCGTTCTCAGATGAAGTAATTAATACACCACAATTGGGTAAGCAAAGATTTAAACGATTAAAGGGTTTAACATCAGTAAGTAACGAATTACTTAGTTATTGTAAAGACTATAAACAAAACTTACCTGATTTTACAAATTTAAATGAAAAAGATAAGTTAATGTTACTAAGTGGAATATTAGATGCTGACGGTACTTATAGCAAGGGTATTCAAATTTCATCAGTTCACGAAAAGTTTATAAAATCTTTACAGTCTTTAATATTTTCTATAGGTTATTCTTCTAACTTTGATATTTGTAAACATGAAGGTAGAACTACTGTTTATAGATTGAGTATTGGAAGTTATGATTCTTTTGAGTTATTTGATAAATTGTTTTGCGTAAGATTAAAAAAACCATCAGTAAAGCCAAATAGAAGATTAACAGATTATAAAAAAATTACTAAAATAGAATATTTAAAAAATAAAGAAGAAGTATTTTGTCCTACTATACCTACTACAGGTAAGTTTCTTTTAAGTAATGGAGTATTAACAGGTAATAGCGAGATTTTATCATATCATGATTATGAACACACTGTTGTTTGTGATTTAGCTTCTGTAAACATTGCTAAATATGACGAATGGAAAAATGACAATGATTTTATAGAGCACGCTTTGTTGTTTTTAGATGTTAACTTGCAAGAATTTATAGAGAATGCAAAAAATGTAGAAGGTTTTGAAAACGCCGTTCGTTTTGCAGAAAAGAGTAGATTGTTAGGTTTGGGTTGGTTAGGATTTCATGCTTATCTGCAACAGAACAATATTCCTTTTATTTCTTTCGCTACTAAAAACTTAATTAAAGCAATAGGTAGTAAATTAAAAAAAGAAGGTGATGTTTACAATAAAAAATATGGTAAATTACTGGGTGCGCCTGAATGGTGTGATACAAATAGAAATTTATGTTTATTTGCTATTGCTCCAACAACTACTACAAGTTTAGTTATGGGAGGGGTTTCACAAGGGATAGAACCTATTATAGCAAATGCTTTTATTCAAAAAAGCTCTAAAGGTACTTTTATACGTAGAAATAAAAACTTTGAAAAGTTAATTCGAGAAAAGTATCCTGAAAAAGATACTCCTGAATTTTGGAATACTATAGAAACAACGTATAAAGGTTCTGTTCAACATTGTGAATTTTTAACTGATTTGGAAAAAGAGGTTTATCTTACAGCTTATGAAATAAATCAATTAGAACTTGTTAAACAAGCTGCCATAATGCAACAATATGTAGATCAAGGAATTAGCTTAAATTTATTTTTTCCTTCTGATGTAGAAGGTAAATGGTTATCTAATGTTCATTTAGAAGCTTGGAAACAAGGTTTAAAAACATTATACTATTTAAGAACTGAATCAATTGCTTCAAGAAATATGAACAGTAGTACTTTTAATGATTGCTATTATTGTGAAGGATAACTACAGATATTATCACTTGATATAAAGTAAAAAAAAATTATTAACAGGATTTAACAAAAGCGGTATCTTTCAGGTATCACTTTTATATGACGGAGCGTAAAACCCACCCATCGGAACGTGGGGGGGGGTAGTTCACAAAAAAGCAATACTCCTGCGATATACGGGAGTATTGCGGTTATGAGTAAGCATTCTTGCAAACACGCTATACAACTATTTCAGTCATGATAATTCTAAGGAATTTGAAAACAAAAAACTTCCGAATTGTAAAAACTGATATTGTTCGGTATTTGTGCTCTTAAATGAGCGGTAATGTTTTGTATATGGTGTGTAGCCGAACACCTAAAACTTGGCTATAAAATAGATGTTTAATCGGTTATACACTATATATTGTGTTAGCCATAATATAACTTATTATGATAGATGTTTTTGACAAAATAAAGGAATTGCTTGTTTTTGAATCAGATGATGATTTTTACTACTTGCAAATTCTTCAACGAAAAAAAGAGAATCCGCAATTGGGTTCAAATAGTAGAGTTATTAAAAACTATTACATAGGGAGTATTGAATACCTTGAAAGCAAATACGATGAAATAAAAGAATTGTGCAATCAATTTAATGCAAGGGCGATGCTTAGATTAAATAAAAGGTCTTACAGTAACGTTGCATTTAAAACAATGCAAAACATAGCTAATTCAATGGCAAATGGCGAATATTCTTTTATCAAAAAATCATACGATAGGGCTTGCGGAAATGGACACAACGACAAAAACAAGACTTGGATAATAGATATTGATGGGGATTTTGATGATGAGTGGCTTTTAGAAATGATACACTTTATTGATAATTGTAATCCTGAAGGCAATAAATTAGTGACTCAACTACCAACTAAAAATGGCATTCATCTGATAACAAAACCTTTTGATTTGCGAAATTTCAAAAACAATTATCCCGACATTGACATTCATAAGGATAACCCAATTAATTTACACATACCTTAAACATAAAAAATAGAATAATCGTTTTCTTGTCATCAAGAAAACGATTATTTAAAACATTATTAATAAAACTTAAAATTATATTTACATCAAATTATTAAACAAGCAATTCACATTGAGAATAACAAAAAAGTAAATTTTTTACAATATGATAAAAGTATTAATTGGATCTAGCGGTTGTGGTAAGTCTACACTAGCTAAAAATATAGCTACTGATAACACTATTATTTTAAGTCGAGATAAAGCTCGTGAAATGTTATTTGGCTATACAGAAAAATCAGTTCATAAATATTACGAAAAAGAAAATTTAAAAGATTGTGAAAAAACTGTCACAGACTTTATTAATCGTAACATTGAACAATATCTTGATAAGGGGTATGACATTATTTTAGACAATACTCATTTAAAAATAGAATATCTTAATCAAATTATTAGACGATTCTTTTATACAAATATCTCTTTTGTTGACGTACCTAAAACAATGAATACAACGTTACATGATTGTATTGAAAATGATAAAAAAAGAACTCGTCAAGTAGGAGAAAAAGTTATTAGAAATCAATGGAAAGAGTATGAAACCTTATGTAAATCTTTTGATTTTAAAAGTTATGCATATAATCCTAAACCGATTATACAAAATCCTATCTTACCTGAATCGGTTATATTCGATATAGATGGTACTTTAGCCTATAAGGGTGAAAGAAGTGCTTACGATTGGAAATCAGTAGGTAATGATTCTTTGAATAATTATGTAGCCAATGTCTTATTTGCTTTAAAAGAAGAGTATAAAATTATTATATGTTCTGGTAGAGATTCTATTTGTCGTAAAAAAACTATTAAATGGTTAAAGTTTCACAATATTCCTTACGAACTATTGTTAATGCGCCCTCAAGGTTCTTACCTTCCCGATTGGAAAGTTAAAGAATCTATGTGGAGAGAATTAGTTAAAAAGTATTACATTACTTGTATGTTTGATGATAGAAACCAAGTTGTTAATCATGCAAGAAGATTTGGATTTAAAGTAATGCAAGTAAATAAAGGTGATTTTTAAAAAGTAAATTAAACATTAAACATTAAACATTAAACATTATGAATTTTAAAGTTGTATTTAGACCTCAAACAGGTCGTTTAGTAGAACTACTTTCACCAGAAGGTGTATCAGTAGTAAAAGAAGTGAGAAAACAATTAAATCTTTCTCACTTAAATCCAAAATTAATAATACCGGAACGTAAAAGAGAAACCGTAGTAATTATTGAAGTACCTTATGAAGTGGCAGAAAACCTTTCTTCACACTTTGAAAATAAAAACGAGATTGAAGTAACTGTAAATGAAAACGGATTTAATTTATTTACCTATTATAAAATAGATACTAAAGTTAATTTAGAAAACAGTGCAATAGAATCTGTTAAAGTGTCTTGGACTATGGATAAAGATTTTATTTTATCTTCTTGGATACAAAGTGGTGCACCTTTAAACTGGACAATTGAAGAAATTTAAAAAACAATGAAAGAAATAGACAACGTATTTAATTGGTTAAAACTTGCAGGTACAAAAGCAGTGCCTTTTAATCCTGCAATACAAGCTTCTCAAGACACTTTTAATCTTTGGGTAAGTCTTATACAAGAAGAATTAGATGAAGCTGTACAAGCTTTTAAAGAAGCTAATCTTGAAGATTATAAAGATGCTATTGCAGATTTGTTTTGGGTAATTCATAATAGTCCAGTAATGTTTGATATAGAAGATTCTTACAAAGAAAAACTAATAAATGTAGGAAAATCTAACTATTCAAAATTTACTCAAAATAAAACGATTGCTGAAGATACTGTTTTAGCATATCAACTAGGAAAACACCCTAACAAGTTAGGAGGATCAATTGATGCTTACTATCAACAAGTAGGTAATTATTTCATTATCCGAAGGAAAAGTGATAACAAGATTTTAAAAAGTTTGCAGTATAAAGAACCTGATGAGTTTAAAGAGTTATGAAAGTAGAATTATTAAAAGTCTTTGGGAATGATACCATGGTATGTGATGTCGCTCGTGTGTCGTATTTAAAAAGTGCAGATAATTATTCTAAACTCGCTAACGATAAACTGATTAAATATCTTGCAGAACACAATCATTGGAGTGTTTTTGCTCATGCACAACTTCAATATAGATTAGAAATTCCAATATATGTTGAAAGACAGATTGTTAAAACTCAATCTGGCGTAATTTACAACAGTGTGTCAGGCAGATATGTAGATTTTAGCGATACTTATACAACTATTAAGGAATGGAGAAAACAATCTAAATCTAGTAAACAAGGAAGTGAAGGGGTAGTAGAATACCAAGCTCAATGTACAGCTATTGAAGAAGCAGTTATTAATCATTGTAAAGATGCTTATAAAATGTTAATTGAAAAAGGAGTGTCTAAAGAACAAGCGAGAACTATTCTTCCCCTTAATCTCAATACCACAATGATATGGACAGGTAGTTTATATGCTTTTATTAGATTGTGTAAGCAAAGGTTAAAACCAGATGCACAATTTGAAACAACTTTAGTATGTAACGAAATGCTAAAACAATTAGAAAACTATTCTAATCATCCTTTTCAACAAAGTTTAAAAGTTTTTAATTTAAAATCTTTAGACTTTTAAATAAAAAATAATTTTATTACCGTAAAAAATGCAAATACAAAAACGGGAACTTTGAATCAACTTGTAAAAGCTATTTAAGGTTTATTGGTTACGCAATGTTTCCTTTATGGAGTTATTTGAATTTACAAGAATTTGTAAATAAAAATAATGAAGAAATTACTCCATTATAAGGAGCTGATTTATTAA